CTTTTTTAAATAAAGCATTTGAAACATAATCAATATACAAAATTGTATCATTAAAATCTACATCTTGTAATGTTGTGCCGCTAACATTATATCTTACAGTAGCAATTGCACCAGATGTTTGGCCTTCTATTTGAATTACAGCTGTTGATGTGCCGTCATCACTGTCATTAATTGTGCCTCTAATATCTGCAATCGTGTTACCGCCTGTAACTGAACCTGGTTCTACAGATAAAACTGGACCTTCTAAATATTTTGTTAGAGGATTAGGAGATGTAGCATTTTCTGGAAACTGATTATCGCCATCTTCAAGTCCTGTTTCAGGAGCAAAACCACCATTAACTACAGATACAAAAGCCTGAGCGCCGGCACCTGAGGTATCGGTATTGTTGAATGATAATTGGTCACCAATCTCAAAGTCAAATCCACCATCATCAATAATAATTTCTGTAATTGCACCGCCGCCTAAATTGCCAACTTGGAATAATGCACCTTGTCCACCACCTGTCAATTGAATAGTAGCATTATTATCATATAACGCACCATCATTATTAATTGTTTTTGTGCCAGGAATACCTGTGATTGTAGATTTAATAAATGTATCATTGACTATGGATTCTGTACCTTGTACAACTTCACCAATTTGAAATGTTCCTGTAATAGTAGTATTATCAACAATAAATTCTGTTACATTATTTGAACCAAATGTATATCTAAAAATATTTTCTACAACTGCTGTTGCACCAGATGTTTCACCTGTGATTGTTCGACCAATAAGTTTTGAAGTATCGCCGATAACATCAATACCACGAATAATCTTTCTTGTACCCCATTGGCCGTCTGATACTCTTAATAATTGTTCTCTAGGATAAATTGTTTCGGATTCGTCACCAAATAATAAGTTAAAAAATATTCTATGACCTTCAGCAGTACCTTTTAACTGATAAAGTGATTTGATGTTTTTGATAAGTTTTCTTTTATCAACACCATTTGCTAATTCTTCAGGTAATGTGGCTAAGAACTCGTTTCTAAATTCAGTTAAGAACCTTGATATAACTTTATCGGGGTCTTTATAAGAAATTAATTCAGAAATGTTTTGAACTGGATTAGGTTTATATCCTTGTATGATTGCTCTTGCATTTGAACTAGAACCATTGATTGCTTCACCTATAATAAATTTTGATTGAGATGTAACAAACAATCTTACATTATCTAAATCTTCAGCAAGAATTGTAGCGGTTGCTTTAGATGTTGCACCTGTAATAGTTTCGCCATTTTGAAATTTACCAAATGCTGTATCTTCAGTAAGAACTTTATCACCAGCATCTAATTGTGTTCTTGTAGAACCTAATCGGCCGGCATCAAGTAATAATAAATTTTCCTGGTTAGTTTCTGTTTCTAATAAAATACCGTCAGTAGTTTCAACTTGTTCTACTGTTAATTCTGCGGATTCTAATAATTGATAATAAGTTTTAAGAAAGGTGGCAAACTTAGGGTGTTGCTCAACTACGAATTCTGGTAATTGTGCATTGAGTATGTTTGAGATTTTGTCATTAAATTTTGCCATTGGTCATTAATAACTCGTTACTGAGGAGTAACCAACTCCAGCATCATTCGAACCTCCAACGAAGCCATCTCTTTCTACTGTAAATGTTGAGTTTGCAATATCAATTTGTATAATTGTATTTCTCACTGGTATAATATCGTTTGAATTAGGTATAAGAGTTAACTCAATTGCTGTGGCAGCCGCACCTCTAATATTAGAAACTGCTGTAATGTTTAATGAGTTAATTGTAATTTGTCCTGTTGTGTAATTAATTGTGCCTTGTTCTGTGTTTGCATAAGTTTTAACACCAGCATTTAAATAGTATCTTCTAATATTGCCTCTACCGTCATCATCTAAAAACATTTCATTTGCATTACCTGAAACTGTAAAACCTGTAGAAGTCAAAATACCGCCCATATCTGCATTGTGTCCTTCGTGTGGATGATAAAATGGATTTCTAAAATAAACATCATATCTTGCTGATGTACTTAATTGTGGTGTAAATGATTTTCTCATTCTAACTGTAGTGATGTTTGATACAATACTATCATCAACATCATCAATTAGACCTGTAACTTTTGAATATCTAAACACACCATCAAATCTTTGTAGTGTATTGGTATTGTAATTTGTAATCGTACTGATAACATTTGATTTTAAAGTTTCTGCTGTTTTAGTTGTAGCCTTTGCATCATATCTAACAGTTGAATTTAAGATAACATTTGTAATATCTGGATCCACAATTTCAGGTCTTACTGAAGCAACATTAAATCTTTTTAATTGAGAAACAATATCATTTTTGGTTGCTGTTGTTAAAGTGGAACCTGATTGTGGATTGATTGAAATTTTTACAACACCATAAACTGGTACCTCATCATCTTCACCACCCCAAGCACTAACTGACAATGCATTTGGATATAAATTTCTAACAAACACCTCATAGTCTGAGGTTGTTACTGCTCTATTTTGAGCTGCATAAGATAAAGGCGCATTGAATTTAATACTGTCACTTGTTTCTGCATCTGCACCACCTTGTGATGCTGAGTTTGTTGTAATTGTAACATCTGTAAATCCACCAACATTACCTGAAAGTGTAAATGAACTTGCACCATTGGATTCTGTTTTGTTAGTAACAATGTATTCTAAGATTACAATATTGCCATCATTTACAGCTGCACCTGTAACTCCATCACCAAAGTAAACTTCAAATTTGCCGTCTTCAGCTTCTTGTAGAAAAAATGATTTTGTAGTAGAGGTAACATTAGAATAATTTGAAGCAAAAGTGTATGTTGATTTTGTAGTATCAACGGCAGAATTTTGTACACTAACTTTTAAAGTTGATGTATCTGCTTTGCTACTTGGTATAACAAATCTTTGGTCGGGGTCATTACTATCAACTGTATATTTAAAAGTAACTAAAGTACCTTCATATAAAGTTACATTTGAAAATCTATAAACGCCACTAGCAGGAACAATTGTAATGTCTTCATTGTTAACATATTGATATTGTGTATTGTCAACTGTAGTTGTAAACACCGTACCTTTGCTCATTGTTACTGAGGTACCTGTAGCATTATTAATTACAATATCAACATCTGCTCTTGGGGCTCTTGGTGATGATGGTGTATAACCAATCATCTTTGCAAGTGAAACTATGTTGTTACGAATATCTGCACTATCTAAATAAATTTCGTTTGTTGACATATTGGCCAAAAATGCCAGATAGTGTGTGTTGTATGCTAACACATCAAGCATAATAGAAAGACCAGAACCTTCAAAGTTATAATCTTGGAATTCTGATTGACTTTGTAAGAATGTTCTTAGATTTGTTTTAATCTGGTCAAAATCTAAATCTGATATGTTTAACTTGTGATTGGCCATTTATCTATCTTAACCTTTGTAAAAATGTTGTAACTGAAACGGGGTCTGGTACACCACGAACATAAAAATAAACATCAACAACTAATCTGTTGCCATCGGGGTCATCATCTACTGCAACTTGTTCAAGTGATATTCTAGGTTCGTAGTTTATCAAAACTTCTTCAATTTTTCTTTGTATGAAAATACCTGTTAACGGTGTAAAGTTTTCAAATAGTAATTCTCTAACACCACATCCTAATTCTGGATGAAAAGGTCTTTCATAAAAATTTGTTTGTACTAAATTAACAACGCTTCTTTTTACAGCGTTCACATCTTCAACTTTTACAATATCATTAGTTACAGCATTACGGCCAAAGTCAAGGTCTATATCCCTATATCTTCGACTGTTTCGATTACTCTTATTTGTTGTAGATGCGTCATAAATTGCCATAACGGTAATATTTATAAAGTTTTTTCGAACTTAATTGGCAAAAACAGTAGAAGAACCAGAAGTCATAGCTCCACTATCTGCACTATCACCAATTCTACCTATTGCGATACCATTAATACGAACTGTTGAAGAACCTGCATTTAGATTTGCAACATGTGGAGCACAAGGTGGCGCTGGTGGAGTTGGGTGTGATACTGTAGGCGCACCTACAACAATCATATTAATACCATTTGCACTTACCGTACCGTCTGTAGCTGGTGATGCAATGGTGGTTGTGCTAGAACAAATATGTCCTGTAGATAAACTATCTGTTACTCTACATACTGCTGGCATTATCTTGCCTGCTTTGCTTTTAAAGCTTCTCTTCTTTTCTCT